GTATCATCCTGATGGCGGTGCCAGCTTGGGCCGTGAAGTCCGTGGACATCTACACCAAGAATCTCGTGGCGGGCCAGAACGGGGTGGCCTACTCCGCGACCGTCAAGGCCAAGTTTGGCACCAAACCCTATACGTGGAGCATCGGCTCCGGGGCGCTGCCCACAGGCTTGAGCATTGCGGGCGCTACTGGCGTCATCTCCGGCACTCCCTCAGCCAACGGCACCTTTGCCTTCGTAGTGCATGTGGTGGACTCCGCAGGTTCACCCACGACAGACAATCAAGGGCTCTACATCGTCATCTCGGGGTCAGCTCCGGCCCCTACGCCCGCCGTGTCAATCACAACTACCAGCGTTCCCAATGGTGTAGTTGGGGGAGCTTACAATACAACCTTGCAGGCCACGGGCGGCACGTTACCCTATACTTGGTCCATTCCAAGTGGTGCTCTGCCTCCAGCCGCAGCTTTGACTGGTGCTACAGGGACCATCGCGGGCACGCTTACGGCAGCGGGCACTTATAGCTTCACCGCTCGCGTCACAGATTCAAGTGCCACGGCTCAGACATTCGACCGGGCGCTCACCGCGACGGTTGCGGCGGGTGGAACGTACCTCTTTTCCGATGACTTTGAGAGCGGGAACTTTGCGGCGTGGACAGGCTTGCACTCAGGCAGCGGTACTTACCCCCCAACTGTACAATCGACCATCAAACATGGGGGCACTTACGCCTACGGGCAGCACTACTTCATCTGTGGGGACAGCACAAATTCAGCTTGCGGCGCAGCTCACCAAGACCTTAATCGCTCAGTGGTCAAGATACTCAGCCCAGGGCTGACACATTTCTTTGTGCGTGGGTATTTATACTTCAAGACACCTGAAGCTGGAGCTACTTCGGGAGCCATAGTCCAGAGGAAGCTGATTAGGTTCTCCGACTCACCAAGTTCTGGTGGGGTCAACGCTACAGGCACAACATATGGCTTCATGCTCAACTCCTACAACGCATCGAGTGGCGTCTACACACCTACGGTGAACTTGCTGTTTGGTACTGGCGCAACGGTGGTGAGCGCGTGCAGTCCCGGAACCAGCGTGCCCTATTCTGGATTCATCACACTTAATTACAATACTTGGTACTCAGTCGAGTTGGAAATCCAGCTCAACACCCCGGCGGTTGCAGATGGAATCGTTCGCATCTGGGTCGGGGGCGTGCAGGTGTTCAATCACACGGACATCAACCTGCGGGATTCATGCACGAACCCTCTTACCTATTTCGACTTTGGGGATCAAGCCGACCGCACAAACTACGCTGCGGTGGACGAGTACCGCTATTGGGACGACATCATAATCTCGGCAACCGGGCCGATTGGACCTTGAAAGCAGTGGCGAGCCTGCCTGTCGGCAGCTAGGTGGCAAGTGATCAGTGGCAAGAACCAACGGAGCGCGAATGCACGAAGTTCAGATGTGGGTGATTGTTTTGTTCGTCATTATGTCCTTTGACCGAATTGCAATCCTCTGGGGCCGCGTCGGCCGGTATTGGGATGCGCGCGGCAACGGCAAGACGATGCCCGTCACGGTGGAAAAGTTGCGTGCCGAGCTGGGGATTCCACTTTCCGGCAACCTGAACTTCATGCAAGCCGCCGAAGAGACGAACAAGGCACATTTTCAAAGTCTAATTGGCTCGGTCAACGCGCTCACGCAAATCAACGGGCGTCTCTTGGACCAGATCAAAGAACTGATCATGCTGGAAAGAGCACGAATCGAAATTCGTCAACAAGGAGAATGAAATGAAAAGCTGGAAAACAACGCTGACAGGGTTTCTCACCGGCGCGGGGTACATCTTTCTAGCCTACCTTTCCGGGGGAGTGAAGCCGAAAGATGCTCTGCTCGGAACCGGACTTGCCGTGTTCGGGAAAGTCGCAGCGGATCACGGTATCACTGGAAAGTAACGCCATCGGTGCCTTTAAGAAGTCTACCTAGGAGGCTGTCATGGAATCGTCACTTCAATTGTGGCTCGGATTCGCTATCGGATTGCTTGTCCGCTGGGGGGACCGCATCCAGTTCGTCGTAGCGGAGGACCCGGATCGCACTATTGCCGGTTATGTTCGCCACAACTACGTCCGGCTGTTCATGCGCGTCCTCTCCAATGCGGCGGTGTTTTACTACGTCGTTCTTCCCACCGGGTGGGTGGTAGCGGCCCCGATAGCATTCTCCATTGGCCTGTCGTTCGATACGATGGCGGAATCCTTCCTGGATCGCGCCAAGAAGACCGGGGAGCAAGTCATGGACCGGCTCAAGAAGCCGGGAGGCGGAAATGGACAGACCCATTAATGATTGGTATCTGATCGTGCTCCTTGCCCTTGCTACTTGGCGTGAGGCCCGCTCCGAGGGCATGGACGGCATGCGGGCGGTGATGCACGTGATCCGCAACCGCCATCTCATCTGGAGGCAGGACTGGGACACCGTGATCGCCGGGCGGAACCAATTCTCAAGCATGGCGGTCAAGGGGGATTCCCAACTTATCCTGTGGCCGGATGATGATGCCCCCGTGTTCCGGTCCATTCTAGGTTTAGCCGTGAAGGTATTTGATGGCCTGGACGCGGATAACACCTCGGGAGCGCTTTATTATTGGAATCCCAAGACGGCCACGTCCCCGTGGTTCGTGGATAACGTGGCCAAGGCGATGCCCAAGGTGGCCGTCATCGGCAATCACGAGTTTTTTCGACCCGGAGGGGGTCCTCCGGTATCCGGTTGAAGGAGTAGATATCTGAGTTCAATCCCAATGGAGAGTGAATCCCATGAGTAAGGACATCACAATAACGAGTACGACCGACAGCCAAGAGGAAGTCAACGCGGCGGCGAGCATCGTCCCCGATAAGAACAGGGAGGTATCGCCCAAGCCGCCGAATCCTGAGGGCGAAGAGCCGCCCGAAAAGGGGCAGGAAGTAAGCAGCAAGGAATCCGAGGCCGGAGAACGTGAACCAGCCGAAACCGGGATCAAACCCGGAGCCGAACCGGAACCGGCTCAGCCTCAGAAGACGGAGGCGGACACCAGGGACAAAGGCAAGGGTGGATTCACCAAGCGCATCGACATTCTCACCAAGCGCAACGCCATCCTGGAGGAGAGGCTTACATCTCTGGCCGACCAGCACGAGGAGTTGATGGCCGAACTCCGCAGGAGTCCCCCGAGGACGGCGGACAAGGCAACGACGCTCGCGGCACCAGCGACGGAGGCGGCTACGTTGCCCTCCAAGCCGACGCCCGATCAATTCCTTTCCACGGGCAAGACCTACGAGGACTACCTCGAAGCCTTGACCGAGTGGAAAATGCAAGTGAGGGATATTCAAGCCGAAGAGAAGCGCACGGCGGAATCGCGGAAGGCGGAGGAGGTACGCACGGCTGAGACCTTTGCCGACCACAACCGGCGCATGAACGAGGCAAGCGAACGGTACGAAGACTTCGATGAGGTCATGGCCCGGAAGACCCCCATCCCGAGGGGAGTGGGACTGGCCATCATTGAACTCGAGAACGGACCGGACATTGCCTATTACCTCGGCAAGAATCCCGATATCTGTGAGGAATTGATGGGAATGAGCGAGTTGTCTGCCATAGCGGAGATCGGAGCCATCTCCGCCTCCCTGACGGTGAGCAATACCAACGGCGGTGAATCCAAGACCCAAGCCGGTAAGGCACCAGTTTCAAGTTCCGCCCCGGCCCCGATCAAGCCCGGAGGCGGGGCTTCTACGAAATCATCGGTCCCCCTGGACGAGGTGGACTATCCGACCTATCGCCGGGTCCGCGCCGAACAGGAGAAGGCCCGATACAGAACCTAGCCGGGATAACCGGTAAAGAAGGAGTTCAACTTGGCAAACCAATTGCTGACAATATCGATGATCACGAGGGAGAGCCTCCGCATTCTGGAGAACAACCTCGTGTTCAGCAAGTTTGTGCGCCGCGATTTTGACGACTCGTTCGGAAGAGCGGGTGCCAAGATCGGTACGGTGCTCAACATCCGCAAGCCGCCCCGGTACACGGGACGCGTCGGCCAGGGATTACAGATTGAAGACGCGACGGAGACTTCCGTCCCCTTGGTCCTCAACACCCAGAGAGGCGTGGACATCGCGTTCACTTCACAGGACCTCGCCCTCTCGATTGACGACTTCAGCGACCGCTTCATCAAGCCCGCCATCGCGAACGTCGCTAATTTCATGGACTTCGACGGCCTCGCCCAGTACCTGAACGTCTACAACACGATCGGGACTCCGGGCACCGTCCCCAACGCCCTACTCACGTATTTGCAGGCGGGGCAGAGGATGGATGAGGAGGCTGCACCTCGGGACAATCAGAGATCGCTCGTGATCAGTCCCGCGATGCAGGCGGTCATCGTGGATACCCTCAAGGGCCTGTTCCACGAGTCCACGGAGATCGACCGTCAGTACCTGGAAGGCACGATGGGCAGGACCATCGGCTTCAAGTGGTCCATGGACCAGAACATCCGGGTCCAGACCGTCGGCGTGCTCGGTGGGGCTCCCCAAGTCAACTTGGCGGGGCAGACCGGCAACACCCTCAACACCAACGGATGGACCGCCGTCGCCCTGCAGCGCCTGAACGTGGGTGATGTGTTCACCATCGATGGTGTGTACGCCGTGAACCCGCAGAACCGCCAGTCCACCGGCAGCCTGCGGAACTTCGTCGTGACCGCTCCGGGGGTCTCGGACGGGGGCGGCCTTATGACCATCTCCATCTCCCCGGCGATCACGGTAACGGGTCCCTTCCAGACCGTGACGGCCTCGCCCGCCAACCTCGCCAACCTCAACATCTACGGCGCGGCGAGCACCTCGACTCCCCAGGGCTTGGCGTTCCACAAGGACGCCTTTGCCATGGGAAGCGCTGACCTCCCGCTCCCCGGTGGAGTGGACATGGCGGCGCGGGTGAGCGACAAACAACTGGGTCTGAGCATTCGTTTGGTTCGGGCCTATGACATCAACACCGACCGGTTCCCTTGCCGGTTGGACATCCTGTACGGCTGGACCACCTTGTACGCTGAGTTGGCCTGCCGCGTGGCGAGCTAAGGAGGCTTATCCATGGGTATCACAGCAACGACACTCTCCGCCGCCGTAGCCGCCGCCGACACCGTTCTCGGAGTGGCTTCAGCGACTTACATCACAGCCCCGGTCTCGACGACGGGATCGGGCCTTACCCTCCTCAAGATCGATGAGGAGCTTCTGTTCGTGGTGGGCAAAAGCGGGACGCAAATTTCAGTCCTGCGCGGCCAGGGCGGGACCCAGGCGAAGGCGCACGCCGCCTCCGTGCCGGTCCTTGTGGGCGGCCCATCCGACTATGCGTTCTTCGTCCCGGCGCTGGGCTCCGTGTCCGTCTCCCATCCGGAGCGGTTCACGGCGATCGGCCCGCCGCTCACCGGTGCGACCATCGCTCCCTCCGGGGGCAGGGTCCATCATTACACCGGCACCACCCAGTTAGCCACCATCACGGTCCCTGCGGACGTGGTAGCGGGCTACGAGATCGCCTTGATTTTCGACGGCTCGGGCTCCGGCCTTACTTGGGCGAACAGCGGCAACATCGCGGTTGCTGGGACTTCCACCACGGCGGGCTCGGCGGTCAGCTTCTTCTACGACCCCTCGAGCGCCAAGTGGCATCCCTCACGGCTGGCTTAACCCCTTAACCGGGGATTCGGGGGGAGGGCGCACGCAGGCTCTCCCCCAATTTCCAACAAGGAGGATGACTCATGGCAGAGATAGAAGTGGACACCAAGGAATATCCGAAGATGCTCTACAAGGACGGCAAGGGGACGGTCGTGCACAACCCGTTGGAGGAGAAGGCGTTCCTCAAGATCCCCCCGCCCTCGGCAGTCGATACCGGCGACGGTCCGCCTGCGCCCCCCGTCCTCAGCGTAGAGGTCCCAGAGGCCACCAAGGAGCACATGGCCTTCCTTCGCTCTCGGGGCTATGAGGCCAAGACCTTGAAATCAACCCAGATTTTTATGGAAAATATGGGCACCAAGGATCTGGCTGGGTTTTTGGCAGATTTTGAGAATTGGAAATCCGGCAAAAAGGATGATGAATAATGACCGGTGTTGATCTGATTTCCAGTTCCTTACGTCTCATCGGGGTGCTGGCCTCGGGGGAGACGGCGAGTGGTGCGGAGGCCGTGGACGCTCTCGCCATCCTCAACGACATGATCGATTCGTGGCAAACGGAGAGGCTCATGATCTTCACCACGAGCCGCCAGGTCTTCCCCCTTACTTCGGGGCAGCAGGCGTACACCATGGGAGGACCGGGGTCCGGGGCCGATTTCGACGTTCCCAGGCCGACGCGGATAGACCGCGCCGGGATCATCAATCTCGGGAATCCCGCTCAGCCCCTGGAACTGCCCATGGAATACCTGACCGTGGAACAATGGGCGGCGATTCCGGTGAAGAACATCCAGTCCGCCCTGCCGCTCAAGGTTTGGGATGACGGCGGGTTCCCCCTCAGGACTCTTTATTATTGGTGCATCCCGAACACCTCCGTCCAGACGGCGCTCTATACGTGGACCGCCCTCAACCAATTCGCGACTCTCACGACGGTCTACACTTTTCCTCCGGGGTACGCCAAGGCCCTGCGGTACTGCCTGGCGGTGGATTTGGCCCCAGAATATGGCCGTCCCATTCCCCAAGAAGTGGCGGCCCAAGCGATCCTGTCCAAGGCGTCGATTAAGTCCTTGAACGTTCCCCCCTTGGACTTGCGTTGCGATCCGGCCCTGGTCGCCCCGGACAAGCAAATATTCAACTGGCTCACGGGGGATTCACGCCGTGGAGGAGGGCGGTAGATGAAATTCGGCTTCGTCGGCCCCTCCTATTCCTCGCAATCCCTCAACGCCGACTGCCAGAGGTGTGTGAATTGGTATCCGGAGATGATTGAGAGCCGCATGGGAAAGAACGTGGCGGCCCTCTATCCCACGCCGGGATTGGACTTGTTCTCCGCCCTGGTTGGCCCATCAGTTCGCGCCCTTGCCGTGGTCTGGCCCACCGGGGACGCCGTGGAGAGGGTGTTTGCCGTCTCCGGCGCAGTCTTCTATGAATTGTTCTCCGACGGCAGCAACCAAGTCCGGGGGGCAGTATCTGTGGACTCCATCCCGGCAAGCATCGCCGCCTCCCAGAGCCAATTGGTCATCATCTCCGGGGGGACGGCCTACTCTTACGACCTCGCCACCGACACCTTCGCTGCCATCGCGGGCATGTTGGGGACCCCCATTCAGGCCGGATTCACGGATGGTTATTTCATCGTTCTCCTCAAAAACTCCAAGCAATTCCAAATCTCTGGCCTCCTGGACGCCACTTCATGGAATGGCCTCGACACGGCGATCGTGTCCGTCTTTGCCGATAACGTGGTCTCTATGCTTGTGGACCACCGGGAAATCTGGCTGCTCGGGCGCAAAGCGTCACAAGTTTATTACAATTCCGGCAACCCCGATTTCCCATTCGACGTTATCTCCGGAGCCTTCATCGAGCAGGGGTCCACGGCGGCTTGGGCCACGGTCCGCCTTGATAACTCCCTCTTCTGGTTGGGCGGGGATGAACGCGGGAATGCGGTGGCGTGGAGAGCCCAAGGATATACCCCGGCAAGAGTGAGTAACCATGCCGTGGAGTTCGCTTGGCAGGGCTATTCTACCGTAGCGGACGCCGTGGGGTATCCCTACCAGGACCAGGGGCACGCCTTCTGGGTAATCCGCTTCCCGACGGCGAACGCCACTTGGGTCTATGACACCTCCACGGGACTCTGGCATGAACGCGGGTTCTGGGATACCCCCTCTTCCTCCTATTGGGCGCACCTGAGCCAGAACCACGTCTACGCCTTCGGGAAGCATCTGGTGGGGAACTGGAATTCGGGGAACGTCTACGAGATGTCAATTGACCTCTACGACGATGACGGCGCGGCCATTCGTCGTCTCCGCCGTTGTCCCCACCTATCGAACGAGCAGCGGTGGATGTTCCACCACCAACTGCAGGTGGACTTGGAAGTGGGGCTGGGACTGGTGACCCCCGCCATTCCGGGATACGACCCCCAGGCCATCCTCCGGTGGTCGAACGACGGCGCGAAAACCTGGTCGAATGACCACTTCGCCTCCGCCGGGAAATTGGGGGAGTATAAGAAAAGGGTAATCTGGAGGCGGCTGGGAAGATCCAGGGATAGGGTGTATGAATTGACGGTGAGCGATCCCATACCGTGGAGGGTGGCGGACTCCTACCTCGAGATTTCACCGGGGACGGGAGCGTAGGGCACATTCATGGGCATTTCTCCAATTCCGATCCGCACCGACTTCCTTGAGAAGGATTCTCAGGGTAAGCCTACGGGTAAGGTGTCCTGGCCGTGGGTCAAATGGCTGATGGAGCAGGGGACCACGCCTCCGCCCTTCGACCCCGACAGCATCCTCGCCCTAACGATTGAGGAGGGCCAGCCTACGGACGTATCGGAGGAGGCGGCATCTCAGGCCGTCCTGCCGGGGGACATGACTACTGATTTGCCGGGAACGCTGCCGGAATCGGTTGGGGATCTGGAATCCATAGCGGGTCTGGCTGTGGAAGCGCCCCCGCCGGACTTGGACGAGGCGGCATCCTTGGGAGGTCTGTTAGCTGACCCCGTGCCCCCGCCTTTAGAACTTGTGGACGGGCAATTTGTGAAGTCGCAATCTGTCACCACGGGAAGTATTCCAGCGTCTTCCTATGCTTCGGTGACACTGACTTGGACGACGCCTTTCTGGGATGCAAACTACCTTGTCCATCCCTCGGTGCTCCAGGCGGTAGCGAGCCAGAACACCCTGCGCGTCCACCATATAGAATCCATTTCCGCCACTCAAGTTGTGGTCGGGGTCTATAATGATGACGCGGGCGGGGCGCACACAGGGGCCCTGCACATTCTCGGAATTCATGGTTAGAGGTGACTGATGATTACTCCCAAGAAGTTAATGGTACCGGCCCAGCTTACGGCGGCGGCGGCCACTTATTATACCGCACCCGCGAACACGCGCACCATCATCAAGAAGCTCACCTTCACCAACCCGGTGAGTTCGGCGGC